TCAGCCAGAAGTGTACGTACAGAGAATTGAAAACGGATACTCAGTTACCACAAGTAGCTCTACACCAACAATGGCTACTGTTGACAACACTAACAATCTCAAATCACACCACGTAAATAACGATAATCCTCATTTCGAGATTAGCAATTCTACGACTGGAGCAATTAAGGTTATTGAAGGAGGGCTTGTTCGTGTAGATCTTTCTCTTTTCTTTGAGGTCACTTCAACAAATACAGATATCACCATCATTCTAAAAGAAAAAGATACGGCTTCACAAGTAACCGTAGTTAATTCAAGTACTAGATCAAAGGCAAGCACTGGGAATATGTCTGCTGCATATAGTTTTGTTAGATATGTAACAGATAATACCGATATTTACTACGAGGTGTCAATTAACTCTGGAGGCGGAGCTTCTATGTTGCCTCCTAGCATTATGTCTTTGACTAAACTTAATTAATATGACAGATAAGCACCGCGACGCAATGCTTGAAATGCAAGTCCTTATGCAAGCAATAAACCAAATTGTTGTTAAATATGGATTAGAAAATGACTTTGTTTCATGCTTGGCTGTTGGTTTTATCGATAAAGAAAGTGGATACGTTGATGAAGATGGTGAGGAAAGAGTAAATATGAACCTACTCTCATCGTTTTCAGCATCAGATGAAGATGAATTAGACGATCTTCTTTCTTATTGTGTTGAGTCATATAGAGTCGAAAAAGAAGAAGAAGAAAAAGAAGATAAATCAACTATTGATTACTGGATTAAATTAACAGGAGGGAATCCAGACCTCAACTAAAACTACGCACCTGTAGCACAATGGATAGTGCAACGCACTTCTAATGCGTAGGTTATAGGTTCGAATCCTATCAGGTGTACAAAATTGAATAAAAATGATACGAAAAATAATTATCGGAAGAGACCCAAAGGACGCAATGGCATATTATTTAAACATGCGTGCCGGATCTGGATTAGTAACAGCTATTGTACAAGACGAAGCATTTTTGCATAAGTACGGAAAAACAAGATACCTTATCTATATTGAAAACGATGAGGGAACAATGCTATGGAAGTCAGTAGACAATATGCCATGCATTCTTGAGTACGACTTAAACTTTGAGTAATGAAACCTCTTAGAGACTTCGTGGTATACATACCACAAAAGTTCAAAGATGAAATTTCTTTTAATGGCGGTAAACTCAGGCTAGTAAATAAGTTTCAAGAGTTTGAACATAGAATAAACCACGCCAAAATACACGCTGTTCCAATTGGAATAAGTGAAAACCACATTGGTGATACACTTTATTTTCATCATCACGTAGTTATGGAGCAGCGTTATAATTTAGGTGAAAACTTATATGTTGTTAACTACGATAAAGATGGTGGATATGGAAATCACGCCATAGCTATACATACAGAATCTGGTATAAAAATGCTTGGAGACTGGTGTTTCGTACTGCCTCCAGACGAACAAGAGTCTGAGTCTGTATCTAAGTCTGGAATTATATTAAGTATAGATAAAAAACCGGACTTAGAAGGAAAGATAGTTGCCCTTCCGGAAGGATCTGAATGGCTTAGCGCTAAAGCTGGAGACCTTGTTGGTTATACAAAAAATTCAGACTACGCTATGGAGCTTACTGATGAAACGAAAGTCTATAGAATGAGAATAACAGAACTTGTCTATGTTAAAGAAGAATAAGTTTACTACAGTTGAAGCATCTACTAGACTTTTATCATCTATGGAAATTGCTATCAATAATATGATTGAGGAGATTAAAAAGCCCGTCGATCAAGAATTATCTGGATCTCAACGAAAAGCTGAACTTCAATCTATCAAGCAAACGGCTATAGATGCAAAAGAACTACTAGTAGAGTATCAGCGTCTTGAGCAAATGGTAAAAGAATTAAAAGAGACAGGCGGAATTGAAGATCATTCAGACTTCTCTGGTGGTTTTGCCGAACAGTTTAGTAAATGAGTGGCGTAAAAGAAATAAAAGGATACGACGATCTAGTTGTAAATATCTGTCCAAACAATACAGAAGGAGAGATTGTTGAACTAAGTAATATTTATATTCAGCTACCGAAAGTTCCGGACTCATCGGAAATATTGTTTAACGATTTACCAAAAGAAAAACAGTATTGGAAAAGAGTCGACATGCCAAAAGAGTTGTCTTCAATAAAGTCTATGGATGAATGGGCAGAAAGCCCTAAAGAATTTAGAGAAAGATTTACCCCATACATTACAAGAGAGTTTAAAAGAAGGCGCGAAGGAGTATGGTTTTATAATAACGGAGTACCTACATATATATCTGGAAGGCATTATATGATGCTTCAATGGAGCAAGTTAGATATAGGTTATCCGTATTACTTAGAATTTCAAAGACGTTTGTTTATTCATTTTGCGGCTTGCGAAGTAGACAATAGATCAATTGGTCAAAACTATGTTAAGTGTAGACGATCTGGATATACAAACATATCTGCTTCTATACTTATAGACGAGGCAACACAAGTAAAAGATAAGCTTCTTGGGATACAGAGCAAAACAGGAAAGGATGCTCAGGAAAATATATTTATGAAAAAGGTTGTTCCAATCTTTAGAAGCTATCCATTCTTTTTTAAACCCATTCAGGACGGAACGACAAATCCAAGAATGGAACTTGCATTTAGAGAGCCATCAAAACGAATTACAAAGAAAAATAAAACATCATCAAAAGGCGAGGCGTTAAATACGGTTGTTAATTGGAAGAACACAACTAATAATGCTTATGATGGTGAAAAACTTCATATGCTTTATTTAGACGAAGCTGGAAAGTGGGAAAAACCTACAGACATCAGAGAAGCATGGCGAATTGAAAAAACGTGTCTTATTGTAGGTAGAAAGGTTGTAGGTAAATGCTTAATGGGGTCTACTGTGAATCCATTAGATAAGGGTGGAAGGCAGTACAAAGAGATATGGAGGGATTCAGATCCTGAAGACAGAAATGCTAACGGCAGAACAAAAACCGGTTTATATCGATTGTTTATACCTGCATATGAGGCTCTTGAAGGTTTCTTTGATATGTATGGAAATCCAGTTGTAGAAGATCCAGAGTCTCCAGTTCTTGGGATAGATGGAGATATGATTCGTATAGGCGCTAAGAGATATTTAAAAAACGAGAGAGAAGCATTAAAGGATGACGCTCGTGAATTAAATGAATTTATTCGACAGTTTCCTTTTACAATTGATGAAGCAATGAGAGACTCTATTGAAGGGTCTACTTTTAATGTCGGAAAAATTTATGAGCAGATATCGTATAACGATGAACTGTATCCAAACCCTGTCGTGCAAGGAAATTTCATGTGGAAGAATGGAGAAAAAGACACAGAAGTGGTATTTGTTCCAGACAAGCAAGGAAGATGGAGAGTTTCTTGGATTCCAAAAGAATCTGAACGGAACAAGTATATAATTAAATATAACAAAAAACATCCCGCTAATGATCATATTGGCGTTGGTGGTGTAGATAGTTATGATTTGGATTCTACGGTTGATAATAGAGGCTCTAAAGGCGCCTGTCATTTATATAATAAGTTTAATCTTTCTGCTCCTGCTAATATGTTTGTTGCAGAATATGCTTCTCGTCCTCCTTTAGCAAAGATTTTTTATGAGGACGTTCTTATGGCAGCAGTATTTTACGGATATCCACTGCTTATAGAAAATAACAAATACGGCATAGTAAGACATTTCGAATCCAGAGGGTATGATGAGTATGTTATGTCTAGACCAGATCATTTAAAAACTCCGAATTCATCTGTAAATACTAAAACAAAAGGCATACCTTCTAACTCTCAAGATGTTATTCAATCACATGCTCATGCTATTGAAGCATATATTGAAGAACATGTTGGAATAAATTCAGATACTGGAGAATATGGAAAGATGTATTTTAACAGAACACTTGAAGATTGGATTGGATATAGAATAGACAATAGAACAAAGTTTGACTTAACGATTAGTTCCGGGCTTGCATTGCTTGGAGCACAAAAATTTAAAGAAGAAAAAAAGCTTTCTAATTTTGATGATAAACAATTCTTCAGGCTATACAAGCAAGAGCTAAGACGCTGAAAGGCAGTTCATTAATTTGTATATTTGCGTGGAGGTATTTTTGCGAAACGCTATATGTACGACAACAACGACGACCAAGGGAAATACGGGAACTTTCCTGATCCATTTGCACATCATCTTTTAAAAGTTGGTGACAAGTATGGAATTAAATACGCTAAGGCGATTGAAAAGCAGTGGGGTAACTCCGATGATGAGAGAAGTCTATTCAGACGAAGACTTAAAGACTTTGAGACAAATAGAGACTATGCTAACGGAACGCAGGATACTTCTATTTACAAACAAATCTTAAATTCTTTAGATCCAAATAATGGAGATGGAACTTTATTAAACTTAGACTGGTCTCCAGTTCCTATTGTTCCTAAATTCGTTAAGATTGTAGTAAACAATATCTTATCTAGAAAGCCATATCCAAACGTTAGAGCTATTGATCCTCTTTCACAGTCTGAAAAAGATCAGAAGCGCGCTCAAAAAATGTTTGAAGTAAAAAACCAAGACCTCATTAAGCAAATGGAAAGTCTTGGTGTTAATACTAATGTAGATACTAAAAACATTCCAGAAACACCAGAAGAAGCTGAAATCTTCATGGATACCAACATTAAAACAGCAGCAGAAATTGCTGCTCAAGTTGGTACAAATGTAACATTAGAGTGGAATGACTTTGATCAGCGCGTATATAGACGTGCCGTTAATGATCTTGTGGTTTGCGGGATGGCTGTTGTAAAACGCGAAAATGATCCAAATTACGGAATCACTGAGCAATATATTGATCCAGCTTATTTCTTTCATAGCTATACAGAAGATCCTACGTTTTCAGATTTAATTTATGCTGGTCACGTAAAAAAGATTAGCATTCAAGAGCTTAAGCGCGTTGCTGGTTCTAAGTTAACGGAAGAACAATATCAAAAAATTGCTCAATCTGTAAAGAACAAATATCAGAACAGAGCCGATAAACTTAGCTATAAATATTACGATGAGACTCTTGATAGAACGACATACGGATATGATGAGTTTATCGTAGAAGTTATGGACTTTGAATTCTTATCTGTTGATGAGATTGTATTTGAAGAAAAAGAATCCAGATTTGGAAACAAAGGATTTTATTACAAGGGTCTAGACTACAAAGCACCAAAGCAATCTGTATTTGACAGAAAGCCTATTTCAATGAATAGTGCAACCGTATATGGTGGAAGCTATATTGTAGGAACTGACTATCTATATGATTACGGTCTTAAAAAAAATATTCCCAAAAACATTCACGACTTAACTAAAGCTAGACTTTCATATTCTGTTGTTTCAACAAACTTCCGAAGAATGATGCCTAAGTCTTTAGTTGGCTCTGTTAT